GATCCAGGTGGATCTGGTGGAGGCGGTGGTTTCCATGACGCTAATGGTCCTTATCCAGGATCACCAGGAGTTTGTGGACAAGGTAATGCAGGTGGAGCAAGTAATGCAGTTCACTCACCAGGAGCCTGTGGATCAGGATCTGGCGGTGGTGGCGGAGCAGGTGCAGTAGGTGGTAACGCACCATCAGCTAAACCAAATACACAAGCAGGTATAGGTGGAGCAGGCACAGACGTATCACCAGTTTTTGGATCAGCAGTTGGAGTTTCTGGTACAATAGCAGGCGGTGGTGGCGGTGGAGCAGATTTTCCTGCACCAGCAGGTATACCTCCAGGAGGAGCTGGCGGTGGTGGTAATGGCGGTAACGCTCCAAGTGGAGTAGGTGCAAATGCAACAGCTAACACCGGTGGCGGTGGAGGCGGTGGTGGAGGATCCGGTAATGGTGGTAACGGTGGATCAGGAGTAGTTTTAGTAAAAGAATTAAATAGAGCATCAGGTGTTTGGTCGATGCAATCTCAATTGTCAGCAATAAAACAAGGCACATGGCCTCAAACAGGAATAAACGCTCACTATCTAGTTATAGGTGGTGGAGGAGGTGGTGGAAGATCAACTGGTGGTGGTGGAGGAGCTGGTGGATTTAGAACTTCATTTGATACACCTTTAGCTGGCGCTACAGAATTTTTAACATTAGGAGCACACACTATTACAATAGGAGCTGGAGGAGCTGCTGGTGGACCAAGTAGTCCTTTAGGAAATATAGGAAGCGATGGAATAGCATCATCATTAGCAGACATAACAGCTGCTGGTGGTGGAGGTGGAGGTGGTGAGGCACCTTGTAATCAAAGAGATGGTAGAGCTGGAGGATCTGGTGGTGGAGCTTCAATCGGTGGAGGAGTCACTGGTGGAGCAGGTGGAGCAGGAAACACACCTCCTGTAAGTCCACCTCAAGGAAATGCTGGTGGTATTAGTTCTAATAATGGAAGTGCTAACAGTAGAGGAGCCGGCGGTGGAGGTGGTGCTGGTGGAGCAGGCACAAACGGAACTGCCCCACAAAGTGGTGCTGGTGGTGCTGGACTTGCATCTTCAATAACTGGATCACCAGTTGTAAGAGCCTCTGGTGGAACAGGCGGTGCTGACTGCGCTGGAAACGTAGGAGCTACAACTCCTGGTGGTGGCGGAGCTGGAAGTGGAGGAAACCCTGCACCTGCTGCTGGAAATGCTACAAACAACACTGGTGGTGGCGGTGGTGGCGGTGGTGACAATGGTGCTGGTGGAAACGGTGGACCAGGTATAGTTATAGTAAGAGTTCCAGGTGGAACAACAGTAGCTGTAGCACCAGGATCTAATTCTGTAGCAAACTGCGTAGGACCAGCCAACGATAAAGTAGCTACTTTTACTGTTACTGGAACTTTGACTTTAAGTTAGTATTAAGTTATAAGAAGAAAGAAATAATGAATTTAACAAATTACTATTATTATTTTAAGTCAGCTATTCCTGAAAGAATCTGCGATGACATTGTTAGATATGGTAAATCTATATCTGATCAAATGGCGATCACTGGTGGATATGGAAATAAAAAATTAAATCAAAAACAAGTTAAAGATTTAAAAAGAAAAAGAAATTCAAATATTGTTTGGATGAGTGATAGATGGATTTATAAAGAAATTCAACCTTACGTACATCAAGCAAACAGAGATGCTGGCTGGAATTTTATGTGGGACTACTCTGAGTCTTGTCAATTTACTAAATATGAAAAAGGACAATTTTATGATTGGCATTGTGATAGTTGGGATAAACCTTACGTAACACAAAATCAACAAGACCCATCTAATGGTAAAATAAGAAAACTATCTGTAACAGTTTCTTTATCTGATCCTAAAGATTATAAAGGTGGAGAGTTAGAATTTGATTTTAGAAATATGGATCCTGATAAAAAACCAAATATTAAAAAATGCACAGATATATTACCTAAAGGTTCTCTAGTTGTTTTTCCTTCTTTTGTATGGCATAGAGTGTGCCCTGTTAAAAAAGGATCAAGATATAGTTTAGTTATATGGAATTTAGGATGGCCATTTAGATAATGAAAAAAGAACAATTATACAGAGAAGATTATTTTACAAATCCAATATACTGGATGGAAAAACCAGAGTGGGTAAAAAAATTAAATAAAGCTTCTGATCCTTACATTAAAAAAGCTAAAAAACTTAATGATGAAAACGTAAAGAAAAGAACTAAAAAGTTTGGTAATAAAGGAGACCACGGAATGGTTCATCATTCTACAAGTCTTATAAATGATCCAAAATTTAGAGACCTACAAGATTGGATATTAGCTACCGCTTGGAATTTATTAGATGAACAAGGTTTTGATTTAAAAGACCATCAATTATTTTTAACTGAACTTTGGGTTCAAGAATTTTCACATCTAGGTGGTGGACATCATACTTTACACACTCACTGGAATGGTCACATGTCAGGTTTTTATTTTTTAAAAGCTAGTGAAAAAACATCTTGCCCAGTTTTTGAAGATCCTAGGCCTGGAAGACAAATGAGTTTACTACCAGAAAAGGATAAGAATAAGGTTACTATTGCCACTTCACAAATACATTACAAGGTAAAACCTGGTAGATTAATATTCTTTAATTCACATATGCCACATTTATATAGTGTAGATAATGGTTATGAACCATTTAGATTTATACATTGGAATATACAAGCAATACCAAAAGCAGTAATACAATATGCCGATAATAAAAAATAAATTAAATAATTTTGTAAAAACAATGTTAGGTGCAAATAGAGTTAAAAAACCTGTAGACTTCGTAGAAAATTTTATTGAAGAAAAAAAGAAAGAACTTAGGAGGAATAAAAATGTCGTTCAAAAAAAATAAATACACAGTAATGAAAGGAGCCATTACAAAGGAGTTAGCACAATTTGTCTATACGTATTTCTTAAATAAAAGAAACGTAGCTAGATTCTTGTTTGATCAAAAATACATATCTCCATTTACTGAATACTTTGGTGTGTGGAATGATGAACAAGTTCCAAATACATACTCACACTATAGTGACATAGCTATGGAAACTTTACTACAAGGTTTACAAAACAAGATGGAAAAACATACAGGGTATAAATTACAGCCAGCATATTCATATGCAAGAATATATAAAAATGGTGATGTATTACATAGACACAAAGATAGGTATTCTTGTGAAATATCTACCACTTTAAATTTAGGTGGTGATCCATGGCCTATCTATTTAGACCCAACAGGTAAAGAAAAACAAGCTGGTATTAAAGTAGATTTAGAACAAGGCGATATGCTTATCTACATGGGATGTGAACTAGAACATTGGAGAGAAGCTTTTGAAGGCAAAGATTGTGGACAGGTATTTTTACATTATAATGATGTTAAAAAGAAAACTGCTAAAGAAAACATATATGATAAAAGACCTTTCTTAGGTCTCCCTGCATGGTATAAGGGGTTTAAAATATCTAAAAAGTAATATATAATTCCCGTTTGATGAGGAGTATTCATCCACCACACCAATACTCCTCGTCTAACGGGAAATTAATATGTTACAAAAATTAGGGTTTTTACCAGGATTTAATAAACAGGTTACACCGACCGGGGCCGAGGGACAATGGACCGGGGGTGATAACGTTAGATTTAGATACGGATCACCTGAGAAAATAGGTGGGTGGCAGCAACTTGGTGCCACTAATCTTACAGGTGCCGCTAGAGCAATACACCATTTTGATGATAACGCAGGTATTAAGTACGCTGCAATAGGCACAAACAGAATTTTATATGTGTACTCTGGTGGAACTTACTATGATATTCACCCTATCAGACAGACTATAACAGGTGCAACTTTTACAAGCACCTCATCTTCTAAAACAGTAACTGTAAATTGTAGCACTAGTCATGGATTAGCAGACGATGATATTGTTTTGTTTGAAGATGTGACTGGGTTATCAGGATCTAGTTTTACAAACGCAACATTTGACGATACAAAGTTTATGGTAACTTCTGTTCCTACATCAAGCACTTTTACAATTACTTTAGATTCTGCTGAAACTGGCACGCCTTTGAGTGGTGCAGGCTCAGCTAAAGTGTTGTGTTATTTTACAGTAGGACCAGCCAAACAATTAGGAGGCTTTGGTTGGGGTACAGGACTATGGAGTGGTACAGTTGCAGGACCAGCAACAACCACATTAGCTTCTACTATTAACGATAGTGTAACTGATATTCCTTTAACTGACACATCTCAGTTTCCATCAACAGGTGAGATTAGAATTGGTTCAGAAGATATTAGTTATACAAATAATGATACAACCACAAATATATTAAGTGGTGGTGCAAGAGAAGTTAACGGAACTACTAAAGCTGGACACAGTGCTGGTGTAACGGTTACGAACATATCTGAATTTGTAGCATGGGGCGAAGCATCATCTTCTGACTTTACAATTGATCCAGGACTATGGGTATTAGATAACTTTGGTACAAAACTTATTGCACTAATATATAACAATAAATGTTTTGAATGGGATGCCGCTGCTGCTAATGCAACAGCAAATAGAGCTACAGTTATAGCTAATGCACCAACTGCATCTCGACATGTATTAGTATCTACACCCGATCGTCACTTAGTATTCTTTGGTACAGAAACAACTGTAGGAACACAGTCATCACAGGATGCTATGTTTATTAGATTCTCTGATCAAGAAAATATTAACGGCACAGACGCTTATACCGTTACTGCAGAAAATACTGCAGGCACACAAAGACTTGCAGC